CGATGTCGAAGAAAACATACCAGAAGAGCCAAAGACTAAACCTGGCGACATTTATCAGCTAGGAAGACACAAACTAATCTGTGGCGATAGCACAAACGCAAAACAAGTAGATGCCCTAACGGGGGGGGTAGAGATAGACCTATGTCTAACTGATCCACCATACAACGTCAACTACGAGGGAAGCGATGGAATGACAATCGAAAACGACAACATGGATGATAGTTCATTCCACAGGTTCTTATATGACTTTTATACACAAATGCTAAGAGTCCTAAAACCTGAGGGAGCATATTATATCTTTCATGCAGATAGTGAGGGATTAAACTTCCGTAGTGCATTAGTAGAAGCAGGTGGCATCGTAAAGCAAAACCTAATATGGGTAAAGAACGCATTAGTACTTGGTAGACAGGACTACCAATGGAAACATGAGCCATGCCTATACGGATGGGGTGCAGGTCACTACTTCACAAAAGACAGAACACAAACTACTGTCTTTGAAGACCAAACTGACATCGATAAATTATCAAAGGAAGAACTAAAAGAGGTAGTTAAAAGTTTACTGGAAGACAAAACACCAACAACAATAATCCATGAACATAAACCACTAAGAAATGACGTTCATCCTACAATGAAACCAATCAAGCTAGTTTCAAGATTAATCCTAAACAGTACAAAACCAGGAGAATCAGTTATAGATTTCTTCGGTGGTTCAGGAAGCACAATGATAGCCTGCGAACAAACAGGAAGAACATGCTACATGATGGAACTAGATCCTAAATACTGCGATGTCATAGTTGACAGATGGGAACACCTAACAGGGGAGAAAGCAGTAAAGCTAAACAAATAAAACCAGGAGCGACACCTAAAAATAAACCAACGGAATGTCGGGGGTTTGTAAGCCCATTTCAAACGTGTGGCTCGAAACGAACATAGGTGGAACAATTACACCTGAAAAACAAAACTCGCCCGTAATCGCCTAAAAAGAGCCAATAACGGCAAATAAGGAAATAAGGCGAAATACTGAAAAAACAGGCTGTAGTTTACACTTTTTAAAGAAAAAAATAAGCCAGAAAGGAAGAAGAAAGATGATAGAAAAAGTCAATCCAATGCATCCAGATAAGATAGCAGATAGAATTGCTGGAGCAATAGTAGACCTAGCGTACACAAAAAACGACAACCCAAAGGTAGCCGTAGAGGTGCTAATCGGACATGGAAAATGCCATATCATAGCTGAAACAAGCGAAAAGATAACTAAAGCTGAAGCCGAAGCAATAGTAAAAAGAATCGCAGGCGAAAACATAACTACTGACTTAGTAGTCGTAGCTCAAGATGAACATCTAGCTGACAACCAAGAAGAAGAAATCAAATGTGGCGACAATGGAATATTCAAAGGCGTGCCTTTAACTCATGAAGAAAAGACACTAAGCATAATCGCTCGCTACATTTACAAAAACCACCCATACGATGGCAAATACATCCTAAACGGAAATCAACTAATCGTATGCCAAAGCAATGCAACAAAAAAAGAGCTAGAAGATGAGCTCGAATTATTCGACTACAACAAGATCATAAATCCAATAGGCGACTGGACAGGTGGAACTAATGTCGATACAGGAGCAACAAATAGAAAACTAGGAAGCGACATGGCACAAAGCGTAACAGGTGGTGGACTTCACGGTAAAGACTTATCAAAAGCAGACGTATCCGTAAACATTTACGCTTTCAAGAAAGCCCAACAATTAGGTAGAGAGGTAAAGCTAGCCTGTGCCATTGGAGATAAAGAAATAGATGGTAAACCTTACAGCGAAATAGTAGAAGAAGCCAGGGAATACATTAAACAAAAAGGTGGATTTGAAAAGTTCGCTGAATACGGTTTATTTTAATAATCAAAAGAAAGGGATGATGACATGAATAAAATGTCGTTAAACGAGCAAGCCCAAGAAATACTCCGTATAGCAGAACAACACGGAGTAGAGCAAAACTTTTTATTTCTAACAACATTTAAGAGATACCAAGTTCAATTACAAATCCTCCAAAACCTAGAAGAAAAGATAAAAGAAAATGGTGCAACAGTTACTAAAGAGTACGTAAAAGGAAGAAAGAACCTATACACGAATCCAGCCATCAACGAATACAACAAAACATCAACAGGAGCGAACCAAACTGTGGCAACATTGATAAAGATTATTAAATCACTAAGAACAGATGATGACGATGATAACTCCGATGATGAATTATTAAATGCATTAGGAATTAGATAGTGGAAAACAAAGCGATAACCTATGCGAAGAGATGCCTGGAAATACCAGAAGCACCAAAGTACGTAAAGAAACAATGTGAAGCATTCCTAAAGATAGCCCGAGGCGAAGATACCAAATACCTCCTAAACGAAAAGATAGTAGAACAAATAGAGAAAATCCTAAACTTACTAATCATGCCAAAAGGACTAAAAGCAGGACAAACGCTAAGGGAATGCACCTGCGATTATCAATGGCTGTTTTACATTTCAATACTAGCAATAGTAGAAAGGGAAAATCCAGCAAAAAGAAAATACGAAACAGCCATCCTAGAAATCGCTCGTAAGAATTTCAAGACATACACAATCGCAACGTTGTTTATTTTGCTTTTTTTATTAGAGCCGAGATTTTCAAAGTTTTACTCAGTCGCTCCTGATGGATCCTTATCCCGTGAGGTTAAAACAGCGATAGAAGAAACACTAAAAAGTAGCCCGTTAATTTATTTACATAACAATGAGCCACGATTTAAGATTTTGAGAGATTATATCAGCTTTAAATTAAAAGAGAATAAATACATACCACTAAACTACTCATCCAGCAGGATGGATGGAAAACTACCCAATGTCTTCTTAGCTGATGAGGTCGGAGCATTACCGAACTCATACCCAATAGAAGCCATGCGTTCAGGACAAATAAACATACTGAATAAACTAGGGTGCATCATTTCAACGAAATACCCTACGAGCAAAAACCCATTCGAGGATGAGGTAGCGTACGCAAAACGAGTGCTAGATGGCGTGGAGAACGATGAAAACATCTTCGCATTATTATACGAACCAGATGACATAAAAAACTGGACAAACGATGACTTGATCCTAAAGCAATCAAATCCTGTGGCTTTAGAAATTCCAGAAATATGGGATGACCTAATAAAGAAAAGAGCCAGAGCGATAGCAATAGAAAGTGCGAGAGAAAACTTCCTAACAAAACACTGCAACATCATATACCAGGGATTAGGAACTGAGAGCTTCGTAGACATTAATGACGTCATGCGTTGCAAAGTTCATAAAATCGACTGGACAGGAAGACAAGTCTACATAGGCGTGGACTTATCAATGACTAATGATAACTGTGCCGTAGCGATAGCTTCAGTAGATGATGATGAAAACATACTCGCAGATGCAATAGCATTTATACCCGAGGGAAGAATAGAAGAAAAAAATAGCTTCGAACGAATAAACTACTACGATTTTATAAAAGCGATGAAATGCATCGCCTGTGGTTATAAAACGGTAGATTATTCTGTTATAGAAGACTTCGTATTCAACATTGAAGAAAAGTACGGAGTAAAAATCATGGCGATAGGCTACGACAGGTACAACGCACTATCGTCAGCACAAAAGTGGGATAAGACATACAACACGGTAGAGGTACGCCAACACAGTGATACACTACACAGCCCCACAAAACTCCTATACGAAAAAATAGTAAACGGAGAATTCAAGTACGAAGAGAATGAGCTACTAGAAATCAACTTCGAGAATTCCAGATGCACATTCGACACGAACATGAACAGGTATGTCAACAAGAAGAAATCAAACGGAAAAGTAGACATGGTGGTCGCATTAATTAATGCGATTTATTTATTGCAACAAGATGTCATTTTCTCGGGAGATGACTTCACAGTACAAGTAATCTAGAAAGGGGAGTGAAAACAGGATGGGATTATTTGATAGGTTCAGGAAAAAACCAGAAATAAAAAATGAGGTAACAGCAAACTCGGACATTACTCTAGAAGCATTACTAAAAGGCGAAGAGATAGACCGTGACATGGCGATGTCAATTCCAGCAGTAGCTACAGCAGTAGATAAAATCTGCAATACCATAGCAATGCTACCGATAAAACTTTATAGAAAAAAGAAAGACTCAGTAGAAGAGGTAAAAGATGATACCAGAGTAAAGTTACTAAATGATGACACGAAAGATACACTAAACGGCGTGGAATTCAAGAAAGCAATAGTAGAAGACTACCTGCTAGACAAAGGTGGATACGCATTCATAAACAAAAGAGGAAATAAAGTCGTTTCATTACACTACACCGAAGCGAAAAACATAACAATCCTAAAGAACACAGATCCAATAAAGAAATCATTTCATTTCAATGTCAATGCAAAGGACTACGACAGCTATGAATTTTTAAAAGTTCTTAGAAACACCAAAGATGGTGCATCAGGAACAAGTGTCATCACACAAGTATCAAAAGCACTTGAAACAGCATTCCAAGAAATCAAGTACCAAAACACATTACTAAAGAGTGGTGGAAATAAGCGAGGATTTCTAAAGTCACAAAAGAAGCTAACTGATGAAGCACTAAAAGCATTGAAAGAAGCCTGGAACAAGTTATACGCAAACGACAATGAAAACAAATGCATAGTCCTAAACGATGGCTTAGAATTCCAAGAAGCATCTAACTCGTCAGTTGAAATGCAACTAAACGAAACAAACAAGAAGCTAAAAGAAGACATCAGAAGCATCTTCCATGACTCCGACAATTGGAATGAATACTTCAAAGAAGCAATACAACCGATAATCGCTGAAATTCAGTGTGCATTAAATAAAGACTTGTTACTAGAAAAAGAAAAAGCCGATTATTTCTTCGCATTCGATGTCACAGACATTCTAAAGGGAACAATCAAAGAAAGGTTCGAGGCTTACAAAATAGCCAAAGAAACTGGATGGATTACACCAAACGAAATCCGTGACTTAGAGAAATACGATAGAATCGATGGCTTAGACATAATAGCAATGAGTCTGGGTAGTGTTATCTACGACATAGATAAGAAAGAATACTACACACCAAACACTGACTCCAGCAAAACCATCGGAGAGGGAGGTGAAACAAGTGAAGAAACCAATGAAAAAATTTTATGAGTTCAAGAACGAAGCTGATACAAGCTACGGCTTATACATCTATGGAGCATTAACAGATAACAAAGAAGAAGACTGGTCAGCGACTGAAAGTGATGTAGATTTAAATGACTTTAAAAAAGCATTAAACCAACTACCAAATGACAGTACGCTAAACATGTACGTAAATAGCCCAGGTGGATCCGTATTCGCTAGCTCAACAATGGCAAGCATGCTACAAAGAGCAAAAGAAACCAAAGGAATCCACATAACATCATACATTGATGGTTTATGTGCCTCAGCCACTTCATTTCTAATAATGGTCAGTGATGAAATCAGACTTTATAAGAATTCAATGCTAATGGTTCATAAACCAATGAGTATAGCATTCGGTAACGCTGATGACATGAGAAAGGAAATCGAAACATTAGACTCAATAGAGGAAAACGTAATGATGCCTTTATACATGAAGAAAGCCAAAGTAGATGAAGCAACCATCAAGAATTTAATTGACGTTGAATCATGGCTATCAGCAGAAGAAACAGCTAAATACTTTGACGTTGAATTATTAGGAACAAATAAAGAATGCACTGCCTGTGCCGACTTGGAACTTTTAAAGAGATACAAGAACGTACCTAAAGAATTAAAAGAAGAAGCAGAGGCAGAAGAAAAGGAACTAGAGAAAATCATTCCAGAAGAGGGAGAATCAGCACCAGGAGAAGAAAAAACTGAACCTGAACCACCTGAAACATCCCCAAATGAACCTACGAAAGAAGAGGAAGAACCAAAATCGACCAAAAATGAGCCAAATGAGAGCGAAAAAGAAGAAAAAGAGGGAAATACACCTGAAAAGGAAGAAAAAGCCCCAAAATCGCCTGAAATTAGCCCAGAAGAGGAAGAAGAGGAAGAAAAGGAAGAGCCTAAGCAACATGAAGATGTTGAAAACACTCAAAGAATCGACTATTCGTACTTTGAGAATAAATTGAATAGCTTGAAAGGAGAATAAAAGTGAAAGAATTAATCGAAAGAAAAAATGACTTAAAAGAGCAAGCTGAAAACATCGTTAATACTGCAAAAGCTGAAGCCAGAGCAGTAACAAACGAAGAAAAAACAAACTTCGATAACATCATGAAAGAAATTGATGACATCGAAAACACAATTAAAATGGAAGAAAGGGTAAATAAAATGGAAAACACAGAAATTAAAGTAGAAAACTTAACTCAAGAACAAAAAGACATCAAAGCATTTGCTAATTTAGTAAGAAACTACCAAAATACAAATGCTGACTTCACAAAAGGAGATAACGGAGCAGTTATCCCAAAATCAATCGCTAAGAAAATCATTGATAAGGTAGTAGAAATCTCGCCTTTATACGCATCAGCAACTAAATACAATAGCAAAGGACAATTAATTATTCCTAAAGTTGATGACAGCACTGATGATGTAACAGTTGCATACGCTACTGAATTTGATGAATTAACTAATCATTCAAATAAATTCGCTACTGTTGAATTAAACGGTTTCTTAATTGGAGCATTAACTAAGATTTCAAAATCATTAGTAAATAACTCAGACGTTGATATCGTAAATCACGTAGTAGATAGAATGGCTGAAAAATTCGCTTCATTCTATGAAAAAGAAATCATCAACGGAACAGCAAATAAAATCTCAGGAATCGTAGGATCATACGACTCAACTAAAATGACTGTTACATTAGCAAGCAAAGACGCTGTAACTGCTGATGAATTAATCGACATTCAAGAATCAATCCCTGACAAATACCAAGCAGGTGCATATTGGATCATGAATAGAGCTACAAGAAAAGCAATTCGTAAATTAAAGAACCTAGAGGGAGAATACTTATTAAATCAAGTATTCGGTAAAGACTGGGATTATGAATTACTAGGACATCCAGTAAGATGCTCTGAAAACGCTGTAGCTTTAGGAACAAACGGAAAAGCCGTTATTTTCTATGGCGACTTCTCAGGTGTTGCAGTTAAAGAAACTGAAAACGTTGAAATTACTGTACTAACTGAAAAATACGCAACTCAACATGCTCTAGGAGTAGTAGGCTACGCAGAATTAGATGCAAAAGTAGAAAACACTCAAAAGATAGTAGTTGCAAAAACTCCAGCATCAGTATAAGAAAGACTCATTCATCGTTGCTAGGCTAAAATCCGAAAGGAGAAAAAATGATGATTGAAAAAATAAGTGAGTTAACAGCTCAATCAATAGCTGACTACATCAGGCTAGATATAACTGATGACACAGCCACAGAAAACGAGCTAAAGACTTATCTAAATGTTGCGAAGCATTACATAAGCGATTACACAGGACTACCAATAACAAGTGAGGATGAAGAAGAGAAAACTCTAGACTCATACCCAAACCTAGTTATAGTAGCCCTTATCCTTTGTCAAGACATGTACGATAACAGAAGCCTATACCCAGATGCGAAAACCATCGTGGTAAACAAGACAGCTGAATCGATACTAAACATGCACGCTAGGAACTTACTATGATAAACCCAGGTAAGTACAACAAAAAGATAGCCATAAAAAGCATAACAAGAACTGAAGACAGTGCAGGATTTCCTGAAGAAACAGAAAGCACTGTCCTAAGTTGCTATGCTTCGGTTAAAACAACCAAAGGCTACACATTAATCGCAAATGATAGTGACTTCGAAAAAGCATATACGAACTTTACAATTAGATACCCAAAAGAAGAGATAACCAGGGATATGGTAATCGAGTACAACGGTAAGAAATACTCGATAGAATACCTAAACAACATCAACGAGGAAAACATAGAACTAGAAATTCAAGCCAAAGTGGTGGTTAAGTAATGGCACAATTCAAAGCAGAACTCCCTACCGACTTAATGGATGAACTAAAAGAGCTAGACACAAATCTAGACTCCATGTTTGATGAGATGGTAGAAGCAGGAACTGAGGTCGTTTATAACAATTTAACCAGGAACATGAATAAAGCATTTAAATCAACCAGATCGTTACGAAAAGGATTAGTAAAATCTACTCCTAAAAAGTTAAGAAAAAATGATGGCTCAGGTTCTTGGGTAGGATTTGATGGATATGATACTTCGCAAATTAGTAAACAGTACCCCAAAGGGAAACCAATCCCACTAATAGCAATGGCGAGAGAGTATGGTACTTCAAGAGGCGAAGCTAAAAAGCCTTTTTTAAGACCAGCAGTTAATAAATCTCAAATTGAATCAGCGATGGCATCAGTACAAGCAAAATATATAAAGGAGAAATAATATGCAAGAAGAAATAAAATCAATACTTGGTAGCTCTATCACGGTTACTAGAAACCACCAAGAGGTCAGAATTCCAGTAGCACATATGGAATACACAGGCGACAGCACTGAGTACATCACATGGCAAATTCTAACAGTTAAACCCTCGTTATTCGCAAATGACCTGGTACTTTTCACGGTTTATCAAGTTGACATAGACGTTTATAGCAAGAAGAACTACCTAGACATAGTCAGAAAGCTCAAGAAGATGATGAAAGAACACGATTTCATATGGGTAGATGATAGCCCAGAACAACATGAAAGAGATACTGGGTTCTTTCATTTAACTATGACATTCGAGAAAGAAAGGATGGAAGAAGAATGGCAAGAACAGGATTTAAAAAAGCAAAGATAAATGAAATCGATGCTACAACAAAAAAATACAAAGCAAGTGGACTAAAACTTTTTGAAAAAGTAGTTGATGAAAAATTCGCACCAGAATACAACAATGCTGAATTATACGGCAATGACTCATTAGCTGAAAGCGATAACACTTTCATAAAGGGAACACTTACACTAACAATCGTTGATGATGATGATACATTACTAAGCGAAATCTTCGGTAACACAAAAGCCAATGATGGCGAAGTAACTCAAAACATCAACGACACTGCTCCTGAATACGGATACGGACACATCATCCCAAAAGTAGTAAATGGAGCAAGAAAATACAAAGTCGAATTCTTCCCAAGAATTAAATTCACAAAAGTAACATCAGATAACAAAACTAGAGGTGCTAGCGTTGAATTTAGTACTACATCAGTAGAAGCTACAGTTTATCCATTAAGTGAAGCTATTAATGGAGTAGCAGTAGACACATGGGAAAAACATCAAACATTCGACACATTAGCAGAAGCTGAAACATACCTAGATGGATTATTAACTCCACCAGCAGGCGTATAGCAACTGACTAAAAAGAAAAACAAAAGGGGTGGGGAGATAATCCCTGCCCCGTTTTTTTATTCAAGAAAGGAAACAAGATCATGAAAAACAAGATTTATTATTTAGAAACTGAATCAAAAAAATACCCTTTAGTATTTAACTTAAACGTTATGGAAGAAATCCAAGAAGCCTACGGAACACTAAGCAAATGGGGAAATGCAGTAGAAAACGAAGATAAAGAACCAGACATCAAAAGCATAAAGGCTGGACTTTCGGCAATGATTAATGAGGGAGTTGACATGGAAAACGAACAAAACGGAACAAATAACCCACCTCTAAATTCAAAGCAAATTGGTAGAATTCTAAGTGAAACAGGACTAAAGAAAGTCCAAGAAATGATAAAAGAAATAACAGTAGAATCCACTAAGAGTGAAACCGAATCAAAAAACATGTAGTCCACGAGGAATACGATGATGAAATAGATTTCTCGTGGCTTTTATTTATAGGACACTGCCTGCTAGGTTTCACAGAACATGAGGTAGGCAGAATGACACTAAGGAAACTATTATCACTTTACAGCCATTACAAGAATAACTACGACTTCACTCTAAGCAAGAAGACATACTACGAGCTAGAAGAAGAAGCAGATCATGATGGCGAATTTATAAGAGATTAGAAAGGAGTGAGAATATGGCAGGATTTGGTGCAAAAATCAAACTAGAGGGAGAAAGCGAGTTCAGGTCAGCATTAAAAGAAATAAACACAAACCTAAAACTTGTTACAAGCGAGCTAAAAGTAACCAGTCAAGCATTCAGCAACGGAGATAAAAGCGTGAAAGATGCTAGAGCATCATATAACAGCATGAACAATACCGTAGATGAGCAAAAGAAGAAAATTGCTACATTGAAAGACACCGTAGCTGAGATGACTAAAAAGTACGGCGAAGACAACGAACAAGTAAAGGTCTTTAAAACGCAACTAAACAACGCAGAAGCCCAATTATTAAAAATGGATGATGCAACCAATAAAAACACAAAAGAACTAAAAGACATGGCTAAAAACATGGACGATGCTGGAACATCAGGACTAAAGCTAGGCGACATCATAAAGGCAAACCTAATAAGTGAAGCCGTAATCGGTGGAGTAAAGGCTCTAGGTTCAGCATTTAAAGGATTAGCAACAGGAATCGTAAACGTAGGAAAAGAAGCAATAGGATCATATGCTGATTACCAACAATTAGTCGGTGGAGTTGAAACACTTTTCAAAGACAGCAAAGACCAAGTAATGCAATATGCTCAAAATGCCTACAAAACAGCAGGCGTATCAGCAAATGACTACATGCAGGGAGTAACAAACTTCAGTGCTTCATTAATTGCATCAGTAGGTGGAGATACCAAGAAAGCAACCGAGATAGCTAATCAAACATTCATGGACATGTCGGATAATGTCAATAAGTTCGGCTCAGATTTTGGAGCAGTTCAATCAGCATTTCAAGGCTTTTCAAAACAAAACTACACAATGCTAGATAACCTTAAACTTGGCTATGGTGGAACAAAAACTGAAATGCAACGATTACTAGCTGATGCCCAAAAGATAACAGGAATAAAATACGACATCAGTAACCTAAGCGATGTTTATTCAGCAATTCACGTAATCCAACAAAAACTAGGAGTTACAGGAACAACAGCTAAAGAGGCAGGAACAACAATAAGTGGATCCGTAAACATGATGAAAGCATCATGGCAAAATTTACTTACAACGCTAGCAGATCCTAACGGCGACATGGAAGCCAGCATAAATGCACTCGTTGAATCCGTATTCGGCGATGGCACAGAAGAAAACCTGGGAGTATTTGGTAACATACTACCATCAATAGAAGCCGTAGGTAATGCATTAGTAGAAGCGATACCAACAATCGTAAATCAACTAACAGAACACTTACCAGAATTTATTGAAATAGGCGTAAATTTAATAACATCATTCGCAGGTGGACTACTTGATGGACTACCAGCAATAATCCAAGCAATAACACCACTTATAAATACATTTATTCAAGCGATAGTAGGTAGACTACCAGAGCTAATCCAAGTAGCAATTCAACTAGTCGGAACATTAGCAAACGGAATAGTTCAAAACCTACCAGCAATACTAAATGCAGGAATTCAAGCAATCGTAGAATTAGTAAAAGGACTAGCCGAAGCAATGCCAACATTAATCCCACAAATGGTAGATACCGTACTATTGATAGTTGACACTTTAATCGATAACATCGATTTATTAGTAGATGCAGGAATTCAATTATTAACAGGAATCGCCAAAGGACTAATCGATGCATTACCAAGACTAATAGAAAAGATACCAATTCTAATCGATAAGTTAATAACATCCCTAACAGACAACCTACCACTACTGGTAGAAATGGGAATAAAGCTAACCGTTGAATTAGCAATAGGACTAGTGAAAGCAATTCCACAATTGGTAGCGAAGATACCACAAATCATCGGTTCAATAGTTTCTGGATTTGCAAATGGCGTAAGCAAGATGGCTGAGGTCGGAAAAAATCTAATCCGTGGACTGTGGGATGGAATTGGAAACATGACAAACTGGTTATTTGATAAAATTAAAGGTTTCAAAGATGCCGTACTAAATAAATTTAAGGCATTTTTTGGCATACACTCACCTAGCCGTTTATTCCGTGATGAGCTGGGAACCAACTTGGCTTTAGGTCTTGGAGAGGGGTTTACTGACACTATGGGAGATGTTGCAAAAGACATGGCAAACTCAATACCAACTGAATTTGACAGCAACCTTACAACAACAATAAATAACCCAGGAACAGGAATAGGTGGAATCGGCTACGAAAACTTAGTCGATGCATTTAAAGAAGCCCTAAAGGATACTAAAGTCGTAATGGATGGAAAAGAAATGGGAACGTTCGTAACAAATAAAATAGAAAGCGTGGTATACAACTAATGAATACAATCACATGGAAAGGCGTAAGCTCAGAAACAATACCAGGATTACTAATCAGCGAACTACCATCAATAACAAAACCTGAGATGAGAGTAAGAACAACTAAAATCGAGGGAAGAGATGGCGACATAGTCGATGAATTAGGATACGAGAGCTACAACAAAAAGATAAAGATAGGATTACACGGAGCATTCGACATTGATGCCGTTATTAAATACTTTACAGGTTCAGGAAGAATCACATTCTCAAATGAACCTGATAAATACTACATAGCGAGGATCATAAACAAAGTCGACTACCAAAGACTAATCCGTTACAGAACTGCGAGCGTTGAATTTCACGTTCAACCATTCAAGTACAAGTTAAACGAAGCTGAAATAGATGAAACCATAACAAACCAAGAAGAAATAACAGTAGTTAATTCAGGATTGGAAATAGCTAAACCAAAGGTAACAGTTTATGGCACAGGCGAAATAACAATAAAGAAAAACGGAAGCGATGTCTTTAAAATTAACATGAGCGATGATGAATTCATTGTTATAGACTCAACAGAAGAAGAAGCCTACGCAGGTGCAGAATTAAAGAATAGACAAATGACTGGACAGTTTCTAAAATTGGATCCTGGAGAAAACACAATAACATGGACTGGCGACCTTTCAAGAATAAAAATAGAGCCAAGAAGCAGATGGCTATAGAAACGAGGTGGAAATAAAATGATTTCAATTTATCCATCAAACGAAAAAGACTTCATAGACAACGGCATAAAGATACTAAAGCCACTAGAAGCCAAGATAAGAAAAGAAGACAACGGAGAATACTACCTAGACATTGAAGACACCGTAGAAATGATTTATTACTACACATCAGGAGCGATAGTAAGAGCTAACACTCCCTGGGGTTATCAATGCTTCAGGTTAACAAACCCAACCGTTGAAAATAACAAGATAAAAGTAAGAGCAAATCATTTATTCTTTGACTCAGCGAATTATTTAATAGCTGACTCATACGTAGTAGATAAAAACTGCAACGATGCTCTAGACCACCTAGAAGGTGGGTGCGAAACTGCCCCACCTTTTACTTTTATCTCAGACATTACGAATACCAATTCATACAGGTGCGTAAGAAAAAACCTGGAAGAAGCGATAAACACCGTACTAGAAAGATGGGGTGGACATTTAGTACGAGATAACTGGAACATAGGAATAAGACAAACCATCGGCGAAGACCGTGGAGTAGTCCTAGCCTATGGAAAAGACATAACTGACATGAAAACCAATGAAGACTGGAGCATGGTAACAACAAAAATCCTACCAGTTGGAAAAGATGGCTTATTAGTTCCTGAGGTGTTCCTAGAAGCAAACAGGGATAGATACGACATCCCATATTCAAGAATCGTAGAATTCGACCAAAGCGAGGTCAATCAAGATGATTACAAAGACCAAACAACAGGAGAACTAAACGAAGAAGCGTACCAACAAGCCTTAATAGTTAACCTAAGAAGCCAAGCTCAAAACTTCTTACAAGAAAACGGCGAACCAAAGGTAAACTACTCGGTAAGCACCTACATAGACAGGGTAAGCGACATAGGAGATACCATCTACGTCCACCACCCAAAGTGCAACGTAGACATTACTACAAAAGTAATAGCAATCGAATACGACTGCATCCAAGAAAAATACACAAAAATCGAGTTCGGTAATTTCAAGAAAAAACTAGAAAATCTAGTAACTAGAATAACATCTGAGGTAAGAGGCGAATCAAAGATACAAAACCAAAACACCGAAGCCAAACTGACTCGAGAGTTAAAACAAGCCGAAAGTAAGATCATGGAAGCGATGGGTAATTCATACGTTATCTACGATGGCGATAAAATCCTAGTCGTAGACACACTACCAAAAGAAGAAGCCACAAACGTAATCATGATAAATAACGGTGGTATTTCATTCAGCCAAAACGGAATAAATGGGGTATTCAATTCAGCCTGGACTATTGATGGCACGATGGACATGCAAAACATCAACGTGATTAATTTAGTAGCTGACATGATAAAGGGTGGAACATTGAAGCTAGGAACAAACCTAAACGAAGCAGGAACGATGGAAATCTACAACGAAGCGAATAAATTAATTTGTCTAGCTGATAAAGAGGGGCTTACAATTTACTGCGAAAACGGAACATACATAAAACTAAACCCAGATGATGGCTTCGCAGGATATGACCAAAACGACAATAAAATCTACTGGGCTGATGGCGATGAATTCCATCAAAAGAAAGCAGTAGTAGAAGAAGAAATCACAATAGCGAATAAGATACGAATAATACCGTTTGAAAGCAACGACTACAACGGAATCGGGTTCGTATCCGTATCGTAGAAAGGGGAAATACTAATGGCAAGCATAAGTGGAAATGGATCCAGAGGACATCATAAGTTCACATTAAACGTAACAGAAACAGGAACGGACACCAGTGCCAATACCTCAACTGTTAGCTGGTCGCTTGTTCTATCCCCAATACAAACTCGCTGGGATTGGAACAGGAGTGGAGTATCATACACCGTAGACGTTGATGGGCAAGTAGCAAGTGGAACAATTCCTAAATACGATGGTAGTAGCACCGTAACAATAGCATCAGGAACGAAAACAATAACCCACAATAACGATGGAACAAAATCAATAGGTTTTAGTTTCAATGTTAAAGATACTAATACAGTAAACTATACACCAGGAAATGCGAGTGCAAGTGGAACATTAGGATTAACAAACATCCCAAGAAAGGCTGAGGTTACAAGTGGTAGCGATTTCAATGATGAGGGCAACCCAGTAATTAAATACAATAACCCTGGTGGTTTTAGAATTAATGCAAGATTAGAATTCGCAGGACAATCAATCCAAAGAGATAACATCCCAAATACAGGATCGTACACATTCGAACTAACATCAGCAGAAAGAGAAATTCTAAGAAACGCATGCACCACAGCCAAAACAATGACAGTACGAGAGGTAATAGGAACATGCATAGGTGGAACGACTGAAAACTTCTGGTCATGGCAAGATAAAACAATGAGCATAATAAATGCTGAGCCAACCTTTGAAGCGTCAAATTTATCCTACCAGGATACAAACGAAACAACAGTAGCAATTACAGGCGATGCGAGTAAGATCGTAAGAAACAACTCAACGCTTGCTGTTACATTTACAGGAGCGACACCAAAAAAGGGAGCGTCAATCGTAAGCTACGAATTAAAGTTCAATGGAATCGTAGATACAAATACCGTACCATTTACTAAATCATACGGAATCATAAACCTATCAGAAAACGCTAAAGCACAGGTAACCGTAACCGACTCCAGGGGATACACAAAAACAATCGAGAAAACAATAACAATTCTTGACTGGGTAAACCCAACAGCGACAATAGAAATAGGAAGAATAAATAACTACGAAGACTCAACGAACCTAAAAACAAGAACAACCATATCAAGCGTAGGAAATAAAAATGCAATTCAAAGCATCAAATACAGATACAAGAAAACGAGTGATAGCACGTATTCAGCATACGTAAGTATGCAGGACAACACTACATACACATTGAATCTGAATAAGAACTACGCCTGGAACGTTCAAGTAGAAATCAAAGATAAATTCGGTACAACAACCTACAACATGATAGTAGCCAAAGGGAAGCCTATTCTTTTCATTGATAAAGATAAATTATCAGTAGGAATAAACTGCTTCCCAGTAGGCAATGGTACACTCGAACTGAACGACCAAGAGGTACTCGAATACGATGTAGTAGATCAATGGTAAGAAAGTGAGGAAATTATGAGAAAACACTTGACAGCCATCCGTAAGGATGCGAAAATTTTACATACATACATACATACATACATACATACATACGTGCGTACGTACGTACATGGCTCACGCCAAAAATTACAAACGAGAGGGGGCAACGCTTAGCATTAGGCGTGCTCCTTTCTTCATCCTCCGAGAGATTGGAGGTTTTAATTTAGGTGGTGCTTTTAATGGGTAATAAGGCAATACGAATGAAGAATTCATCAGGGGATAGTTTATACCCCTGTCCATATTTCCCAATAGGAAGCATATACATGAACGTTACAAACGTAAACCCAGGCGACATATTCGGTGGAACATGGGAACAAATAGAGGGCAGATTTTTAATAGGAGTAGGAAAAGCAAAAGACTCCAAAAATGAAGAAAAAACATTCAATGTTGGAGATAAAGGTGGAGAATATAACCACCAACTAACCGAAGCAGAAATGCCAAGTCATAACCATGACATAATTAAGAATGTTCCATACGGAATCCCATACAACAACACGAGTGGAGTACATGCCACGAATAGTGGAGCAACCATGTACGGCGAAAGTTATTCGCCATTTTCAATTGGATATAGAGGTGGCAATCAAGCTCATAACAATCTACCTCCATATTTAGCTGTTTACATTTGGAAACGAATAGCCTAAATAGAAAGAAATGAGTAAATCAATACAATTAAAAACCAGCACCAATGAACCAGTATACCCACATCCATACTACCCAATCGGTAGTATTTTCTTATCCGTGGTAGACACCAACCCAAGCCAATGGTTCGGTGGAACATGGGAAAGAATCGCCAAAGGAAGAACGCTGGTCGGAGTGGATGAAAACGATACGGATTTCAATACCGTGAAGAAAACAGCTGGAAGCAAAACGCACTATCACTGGTTACCTACATTCGACTACAACAATGGAATGGGTGTATTAGACACATCAAGATTACATAAAAGAAGCAGTGGAATAACACCACCACAAGATGCAGGAAACTGGTTATTTAGAATATCAGGAACAACTGGAGCTACAAGTGGTGGGCAACAATGGGGTACAGCTGATGGCAGTAGCCTGCAACCATACTTTACGGTTTATATTTGGTGCAGAACAGCCTAAGCAGAAGCCAGGAATATGGCTAGATCAATAAAACTAAAAAACAATGATTTCATAGATAGCACAGGAATCACGCATGAGAAAAAATTACTCAGTACAATACTAAATGAAATTAATACCAATAAACAAGATAAGCTAACAGTAGAAAGAGTAAATATCACATCGAATTATTCATGCATAAAAGTTTACAGATACGGTAACTTAGTATCAATTGACATCGATGGATACATTCAGGAAGTCAGTGGAATAATTGCTACGAACATACCAAAATCAGTATACCTAGCCTACATTAATGTACTAGGATCAACTACCGAATGGCTATGTGCAAAACCAAGTGGAGAATTGCAAATACAAAGTCATAAAGCAGGCAACTGGGTAAACGCTCATCTTGTTTATATTACAAATGAATAATAGAACTACATAACCAGAAAGGGGAACAACCATGAACGACCAAATAATAATATTAGTAGCTGGCTTTATTGCAACATTAATCGGAATCATGACACCGATACTAAAACTAAACACTAGCATTACAAAACTAAACGATGCGATAGATAGTATCAACTCAACATTGAAAGAAAGCACAGAAAAAGCAATGAAGCACGAAGAAAGACTAAACGACCACGAAATAAGAATAGATCGTCTAGAACAAAGAAGAACCAGAAACAAATAAGAAAGGAGTGAGAAAGCATGGAACTAGAATACATGGTAAGTTTAATAACAGTAATCGTAGCTTTGATACTTGGTAAGGTTTCAAAAAGAAGCAAATTCATAAACGACAACCTAATCCCAGTACAAAATCTAGCAATAGGAATAATCGTAGCTGTTATAGAATGGATCATAACTAAAGACTTCAGTGATGCAATAGCCCTAAGTGGACTAATCGCTGGTGGAACATACGACATAGTACATAACCTTGAGAAATTCAAAAAATAATTGAAAAATTCAAGAAATAACCAAATTCAGGAGAGAAAACCTCCTAAAGTCGACAAATTATACCAGGGAACAAGAAAAACCCCTGTAATCGCCTAAAAACAGGCAATAAGAAAGGAAGAAAGATAATGGAAAGAAAAGGACTAGACATATCAGCATACCAAAAGGGAATAAACTTCGATAAATTCAACGGAGTAGAATTCTTAATACTAAGAGCAGGCTTCACAGGTTATGGTGGAACAGGAACTAACAAAAACAAAGATAGCCAGTTCGAAAATTTTTATAACCAAGCAAAAGCCAGAAGAATCCCAGTAGGTGCTTATTGGTATAGCTGTGCTAACACATACGAGAAAGGAAGAGCAGAAGCTGAATACATGTTCAATAACTGCCTAAAGGGAAAACAATTCGAATATCCAATTTATATCGATGTCGAAGAAAATAGATGGCAACGAGTAGGCAAGTCACAAATGAATGAAGCAATAAAAGGGTTCTGCGAATTCTTAGAAGCCAAAGGATACTACGTAGGAATTTACGCCAGCACTTACTGGTTCAATACCTACATAGATACAGCAAACCTAAAGCAATACGATAAATGGCTAGCCAACTGGTCAAGCAATAAGCCAGCATTTAAATACGGCTCGTTCGGTTTATGGCAAAACAGCGATAAAGGAAGCCAAGCAGGAATGCGAGTAGACACAAACATCGCCTACGAAGACTATCCAGCCATAATGAAAAAGTACGGATTAAATGGTTACCCAAAACAAAATTCAATGGATCCTACACCAGCAACTCAACCAGAACCAGTAAAGAAGACAACTGATGAAATAGCCAAAGAGGTTATAAACGGTCAATGGGGTAATGGAGATGAAAGAAAAAGAAGAATAGCTGAAGCAGGATACGACTACGCTACAATTCAAGCAAGAGTCAATGAAATGCTAGGGGTTAAAAAGCAAGAACCAGCAAAGAGATACTACACCATCGCCAAAGGGGATACTTTATACGGAATTGCTAAGAAATACTACGGTAACGGAAATCGCTACCCTGAAATAGCAAGAGCGAACGGAATAAAGAATCCGAACGTAATCCACGCAGGACAAAAGATAATCATTCCATAAGAAAAGCTAGGGATAAAACCCTAGCCTTTTTTTATTGCTTTGATATTTCATCGATTAAATCCTCAACTCGTTTATATAAGTCCAGAAGCTCAGAATTTAATCCTGAAAGTTCAGCCTCCCACTTTTTATGAGCTCTAGTAAAGTGAAAGAACGGTTCTTCATTTTCTTTGATTTCAATTAAATCCCTGAGCATTTGCTCCTCCAGGTTCAAGTGTTCCAGAAAAAGCCTATCCATATCAGGAAAAGAAACCAAAGCCAAATCGATGACTTTATCAAATGCTTCACGAGATACCATACAAAACACCTCGACACCATTATACCATAGAAACCTAGAAATTGATGTGATAGTAAATATCACACCCGAACGGTTAAGAGTGGACGCTTTGCAGGAAAACTGGACGACAAAAAAAGAGTAGCCCAGAAGACTACTCAACTAATAACTTATCAGCAATGATAACAAGTTCACTATTAACTAAATATTCAAGATGACCGAAGACAAAGATAAGCATTCCATCAAGATGACTAAATAGTGAAGACTTAGCTGTGCCTTTTTCAACACGAACCACGAAAGTAATATCGCCAATTTTATCATCCTTACAAATTAAAGTAATTTCATGGTCGCCATTCTCAGAATCAAAGACATTAGTAACAATACCCTCTAATTTAACTTGATTTAACATTTTATACACCTCCAATTATAACCATTTAGGAACACACTCGAAATGATACTTCATAACAAATTCGCCAGAAGTGATAATGGTTTCTTTCAAACCATTATCTGAATGTTCAATTACTTTAATTTTATCATCATCAGTAAAATAAGCACTACCCTCATAATCCGTGTCTAAATTAACAACTTTAACATAATAACCAGCACCATAATCAAGACTTGATGCACGATTGATTAATTGCTTAATATCAAATAATAAGTCTAACTTTCCTACAACATCCATGCGAACGGGAATAACGTTCGTAGCATTACAAGTATCACAGCAAACAGCACCAGGAGTGGTAACCACAGGCATCGGATTATTACCATAGCCTGTGATTTCATGACCACAAATACAACAAGTTCTTTTTTTCATTTAAATAACCTCCTCAATGAATTCCATTTCGTATTTTTTTAATTCCTCAGAAGAAAGCTCACGGTCGTAATAAACGAATGACCAGTAACCATCCCTCCATTTGTCAGCGTCCTCAAATTTAATAAAATCATTAGGCTGACAACCAAGACCAACAGGTCTAAGCAACATACCATACTTTAACATAAATATACCTCTTTCATTTACAAGTTAATGTTAACTCTAAGATGAGAAATTAGCAAATAATAATAGCAATATTTTAAATAAAAGTTGCGAAGAAAGACACCAGAAAAAATAAGGAGTGTGAGGACAACCGAACGGTACTGAACGGTACTGAACGGAACTGAACGCTACCGTTTGCGAAAAAGTAAACCTCCACATGGCGACATCGTGTTTCGCACACGGCTCAGCGAAAGGAAATAACCCAGGAATTCAAAGGATCATCAGCGTCCTGGATTATGTGGTCGATAAACTCATACCAGAAAGCTCGCTTATTTTCACGGGTTAGATTTTCATAAAGTGAAAGAGCTGTGGCATCATTTAGTAGTTTTTTATACTTGCTAAGATTACGCTTTGAAGAAACAACATCCTCGGAATCAAGTTCCAGGATAGAAGCCTGGGTAGAATTGTAATCAGCGTCATATTTATCCCTGGAGATACGTCCGTCAAGATAAAGCTCATTCAGGCGTTCAAGTTTCACATTCAAGCGTTTCAACTTAGCAGTAGTAGAACGAACCTCGACCTTTTCATTTATAGCCTCAACAGAAACAACATGCTCGTTTAATTTTGAGAGAAAGTTATCCAGAAGCCAACGCTCCAGTTTATCCTCGTTTACGGTGTGACCATTAGAACAACGACAATCCAGCCAATGATTACAACACTTATAAGTACCATAATAAACTCGAGAACCATCAACTCGCTTACGATAACCCCGAGAACCAGTCATACGCCTACCACAGTCAGAACAACGAATCAACCCCGAAAAAATAAAAACGTGGTTCGACTTAACCATAGGTCGATGGTTTTTTTTTATTAGCTCACAAATACGGTCGTGGCGTTCTTTGGTAATATAAGGCTCACAATAACCCTCAACACCACGATAGACACCATAGTACATGTCACGTTGAAGCATTCGCTTCACACGTTCATAACCAATAGGACGCTCGGGGTAGGTTTCAATTAAATACTGAGTGGTAGCACGAAGCGATAAAGTTTCTTCAAATTTATCAAACATGTCGATAGCAAACTGAGAAAGAGCTGGATCCTTAACAACTCGTTTATTTTGTTTCTCGCCCTCAATTTTATAACCAACAGGTAAAGCACCTGAGATAGGTCGCTTATTACGAACCATAGCGTCAAAGTTAAACTTTATACGGTCACTCGTCTGGTCACTTTCATTCTGTGCAATTGAAAGTTTAATATTTAGGTACAGGCGACCGTTAGAGGTGGACGTGTTGAATTCTTCATCAGAACACTCCCAATCCACGTGATGAACATCCAGTAAATCCTGGATACGATAATAATCGGCAACATTACGAAACCAACGGTCAAGTCGCCAGATAACGATCCTGTCAATTTTGTCGGCTTTCACATCATCTAAAAGCCTGAGTAATTCCTTACGATTTGATAATTTAGTACGGGCTGACTTTCCCTCATCAGCATAAACATCCACCAGCTGATAAGAGTGCTCCTTACACCAGGAGATAAGCCTGCTTCGTTGACTTTCAATAGAGTAGCCGTGCTTTGCTTGTTCGTCAGTTGAAACACGAATATAAATGCCAGCACGGATTATTTTATTATTCATTACACCATCCCTGTTCATTTAGAATTTTTTATGTTATAATGAATACGAGAAATCTCGAAAGAACATTATAACTGAATTTTGTTTTTTTAGTTTGTCGACTAAAACTCGTGATTTTTCATTCGCACTCAGCTCGCAACTGGGTGCTTTTTTATTTGCGTAATTTACGGCGAACTTCAACAGCCACACCAATAACACGTACAGGTTTACTAACGACCTCAGAAGCAGTAAAAAAGTAAGGTTCAAAGTCATTATTTAAAGGCTTAAGAAGAAGCCCGTGCTCCTGTTTAATAACACGCTTAAAAGTGGCATCGTTACCGTTAACCAAAACGACACAGTCATCCCCAGAATCGCAATCGTCCTGTTGCTTAACAATAAGAACATCCCCAGACCTGTACTCAGGATACATAGAATCCCCCTGGACACGTAAAGCGAAATACCTCTCGCCACCACGAACCATAGAAAAATCAAGTTCAACATAACCCAGAATATCCTCGATAGCCTCAATAGGAATACCAGCAGGAACTGAGCCAAGAATAGGAATTCGAGCCTTTGAGGTTTTAATTTTCTCATAGCTCACATTATCATCTACGGAAGCAGGAACACGATCCATAGGAACATCAAAGCCCATAAGCCATGCTTCATTTATATCAAAGAATTCAGCAAGAACTGAAAGTGCGTCCTGTTTCGCTTTATAAGTTCCAGATAGCCAGTGACTAATCTGCGATTTAGAGATGCCAGTTGATAACGATAGCTCGTAAGCCTTTACACCCCGAAGCGTCATGATTTCATGAAGCCTGTGAGCGAAAGAATCGTTCAACATTAAACTCACACTCCTCATTTTTAAGTATACAGGAAAGTTGCGAAAAAAACAACCCTCAAGAACTAAAAAAAATGTAAAGTTGGGAAAAAATAAATTAAAGGATTGACACGAACCTATGCTCGTGTTATCATCTTTTTAGAGTTGGGAACATCCAAACTCAAAGAAAGGTGGTGGAACTTACGAAAAGAGAATATGACTATTCAAAACTAAGAGGTAGAATAGCAGAAAAAATGGAAACTTTAGGAAACTATGCAAAAGCGATAGGAATTTCTAATCAATCACTAAGACTAAAAATGCAAAACAAAGTGCCATTCCGTCAATGCGAAATTCAAGCATCGATGAATCCTGACGTTTTAGATTTAAAACCAGAAGAACTAGGCATTTATTTTTTTACATTAAAAGTTGGGAAAAACCAAACAAAATAAAAAATATTAGTCGACAAACTAAAGAAACAAAAAAGGAGATTTCATGAAAGATGAAAACAAGATCATCAGGAAACTGATAGAACTATACGAAAAACAAGAAAACATAAAAATAGCTTACAAGCTAAAAAAGAAAGAAAGATAAAGAGGGAAAAAGATAATGAGAAATTACGAGGAAGAAAACAAATCAATTATTACTAGAGAGGAATACAGAAAACTAAAACCAAAGAAGAAACTAAAACTAAAGAGATGGGTAAAGAACACCCTATGGTTCATTTTAGGAATAGCAACAGCAATGACAATAAGACACTACATAGATAGTACACAAACTTATACAAGAGCTGATGGAACGAATTATACATGCTCAGGAACAATCATCAAAATCTGCTCAGGTAACGAAATAAGATAGGAAGAGGAGATAGGAAGATGAAAGATAGAATCATAAAATACATTAAAACATTCGGTAGCATAACTACCCTAGAAGCAGTGCGAGAATTCGGGTGCTTATTATTACCACATTACATTTGGATTTTAAAACACATAGATGGAATAAACATCCAGGATGAATGGATCCACGGAACAAACCGATGGGGAGAAAAAATCAAATACAAGAAATACTGGCTAGGGGGTGACAAATAATGGCATTTACAATAACTAACTTTTTCAAAGTAGCTTTCATTGTATTAATTGGATGTGCAGGACTAACGCTAATGATTTTGATATTAGCATTACTAATCATCGAATCAATAAAAGCAATCAGAAAGGCAACAAGAGATGGAAAAAGATAATAAGAGATTTTACTGGATAAGACTAAAAACTAACTTCTTTGACAGAAAAGAAATAGATTTCATACTTTCACAAAAGAATGGATGTGAGTACATAGTCCTATACCAAATGCTATGCCTAAGCACAGCAAACACCGATGGAAGATTTGAAACACAAATAAATGAAGTCATAGTTCCATATGACATAGACAAGATCGTCAGAGATACAAAATATTTCGATTATGATACCGTAGCTGTAGCGATAGAACTTTTTAAAAAATTAGGACTTATCTACGAAGAAGAAGACAACATACTAAGAATAACAAATCACTCAGAACTTGTAGGGAGTGAATCAGCAACAAGAGATGCAATAAAGAAAAGAGAATATCGCCAAAGATTAAAAGAAAAAAAAATAAAAGAAGAGAAAATATTACTAGGGACAAAAGAGGGGACAAAAGAGGGGACAAATTGTCCGATAGAGTATAGAGATAAGAGTATAGATAATAGTAGTAGTTGTAGTAGTAATAATAAGAGCGAACCAGAAGAAAAAGATTTCATTAAAATTTATGAAAGCATTGAAGAAAACATGGGAATTTTAATCAGCCCTCTAGAAAAAGAAATAGTAGATGAATGGGTAAGGAAAATGGATCCAGAACTTATAATTGAAGCTATAAAAACTGCAACCATTAACCAAGTAAAAACAATCGGCTACTTAAACGGAATATTAAACAACTATGAAAAAGATGGATACAAAACCATCGAAGATTATAGAAAAGCAAACGAAAAGAAAGAAACCAAAACACCACCAAAAGAAATATTCGACTATGACTGGTTAAATGAGGAATAAGATGAAAGATAAAACGATGTACTTTTTATACACGGAAAATGGAAAAGAAAGTCGTGGAACTGCAATAGGAATCCAAGAATTAGCTAAGATACTACAAAGAACACCAGGAAGCATAAGAAGAAGCATCAAGACTATAGAACAACAAAGAAAAAAATTTATATTAAAAGACAAAAATAAAATCAATTACCTAATCATGAGTGAAGAAGAACTACAAACAGGAGTGATAATCAGTGAAAGAAAAAAGAATAAAAGAATTAAAAAAAAAATTAAATGATTTATTCAGGCAAATAAATGAAACACTGGATGAATTAGAAAAGCTAGAAAAAGAAAAAAAGTAATAAAAATTATTTGGAATGAAAAGGAGTCACGAATGAGAAAAAAAGTAAAATTTGATGGTCACGAATTCGACAGTGAAAAAGAAGCCAAGAGATACGGCGAATTAATGTCAATGCAAAGAACAGGACTAATCAGTAACCTACAATGCCAAGTACCGTATACTTTAATGGATGGCTACATAGAAAACGGTAAGATCATAGGACAAATAACATACATTGCTGATTTCACATACACTGATGAATTTTCAAAAAAAACCATAATAGAAAACACAAAGGGGTACAGGACTGAGGTCTACAAGTTCAAGAAAAAAATGCTTGAAGCTATATACCCAGAACTGGAGATAAAAGAACTATGAAAACAATAACAAAACTTTACTGGTTAAGAACCGAAAAAAAAGACTTACAAAAACGAATTCAAGAAATAGATGACACACTAGGGGAAATGACACAACTCGGCTCTCCAGCGATGTCAGACATGCCTAAGAGTAACACCAGAAGCAACCCAACGGAAAAATACGTGGAGAAGCTAATAAGCCTAAAAGAAAAAAGAAGCAAATTAATAATTCAAAGCATAGACATAGAAGAAAAAATAGAAGACATTATCACCAAAGTAGATGATGCCGAAATAAGAACCTTAATCAGAAGCTACTACATAGATGGCAAAAGCTGGAACGAAATCGCTAGACTTTACTACAAAAAGAACTGCGATGGTTCAACACCAAGAAAAAAAGTCAATTTATACCTAAAGGAAATAAAAACGAAAGGCTAAGTGTTAATTCATCAGGGGTAATTAACAAAAAGATAGATAGGAAGATGGAAGAAAAACTAATACTAGAAAACGAGGGTTTAATTTATTACATCCTGAATCAATACAAATTAAACAAAGAAGAATACTACGACCTGGGAATGATAGGACTAGTAAAAGCCAGCAAAACCTACACCGAGGAAAAAGGTAAATTCTCAACCTACGCATGCGAATGCATAAAGCATGAGGTATTGAAAGATTTACAATCAAAAAGATGCCAAAAGCGAACAGGAATGGTAGTATCGCTAGATGAAGAGATAATCGGTACGGACATACCACTGCTAGAATCAATACCAGCAGGAATAGACATAGAAGCTGACATGATACGAAACGAAAAAATAAAACGAATCCAGGAAGCAATAAGAAAGCTCACAGCCGAAGAACAATACATCATAAAAGCAAGCTACGGCATAGATGGAGTGAAGAAAAGTGTCAGGATCCTAACCGAAGAACTAAACATGACTACAAACGAGGTCAATGCAATAAAGCGAAGAGCTACAAGAAGACTAAGAGGGGAACTAAGAGTATGGAAAGCAAGATACTAGAAAGAATCATAAACATCGTGAACGAAACAACTAAATACACGATGATTTATAAACCAGGAAGAAAAGAAATGGTTATAAGAAGCGAGAAAGGAATTCACATGGATGATTTCAAGAAAATAAAAAAGGCAATTAAACCATTCGTGAAGAACATCGTGGTGGAATAACATGAGCGAAACAGAAAAACTAAAAAAAGAAAACGAACGCCTAAAGATGATGGCTGAGATTTATAAAAGACAAATCAGGGATTACAAATTCGAGCTACACGAAATAAGAAAATCCATCCAGGGAGTAATCAGGTGGCTCGAGTTATCACCCGAGAGGTTAATACAGCCAGAAGACATGGCTAGAATGATGAGGAAAAACTATGAAGAACCAAAAGAAACAATATTCACTTTATAAAGGCGAGGAAATCCTAGCATCAGGAACAATCAAAGAAATAGCAGGAATGCTAAGAGTTAAACCCAAAACGATAGCTTTTTATTTAACACCAACATACAAAAAGCGAATCGCCAAAGGGAAAAATAGAAGAGAGATGGTATACATTGAAGACTAATGAGCAAAAAATAGAACTACCACCAATGAAGAGATTTATTCCAATACTTCAAAAAGATGGTGGGGTGTTTTATTTCAACGAAGACTTCATAAAAGGAAAAGTAGCAGAACTACCTGAGGGAATACTAGCAGGCTACATAAGAATGCTAGAATTTGAGAATAAAAACATAAAGGCACAAAACAAAATGCTAGTATACACAGATAGCAAATACAAAAAAAGAAACATGAATGCAATAAACATGATAGAAAAAGTCCTAGAGTACCACGAAAATGGAATCAATATGGGATTAAGTTTATATGCATTACTTGATGAATTGAAAGGAAAAAACAAATGAAATACTTTTATTTTATAAGTTACTATTTCACATTCAATAGCATACACTCAGGATTTGGAAGTTTAGAAGTATCAAGTGATAAAGAGATAAATGCTGTTGATGAATTAAGAGAACTAGAAAAAATAATAAATAAAAACATAAATGAAGAATTTGAAACTACCAATGGAAAATCAACGATAATAAATTATCAATTACTAAGAAAGGAAAAAACAAATGATAAAGATTAAAAATTACTACAGCGTAGATGACGTGCTACAAATAATCCAAAGAGAAATAAAGGCATCGATTAGCTACGATGACAGAACAGGATTATACAAAATACCAGAGATAGGAATGATAATCAAAGCCTGGAACAAAAAAATAGAATTTTATAACCTAGAAGAAATGAAAAGCACAATGATAGAAAACATCATGAAAATAAGTAAAGCGATAGATTACCACATAGAATACACCGAAGATGAACCAGAACCAACAGCTGAGGTAGTATACAACATCATGGATCCTACACCAGAAACAAATGACGAAGAAAGCGAGCTAGGAAGATGACAAGAGCTAAACAAGTAATAAAACTAAGAAAACTAAGAGATAGCAATGCTGAAAAGATAGCTGAGCAAGAAAAACTAATAAAAAGCCTAGAATCAGCATTCGTGGTAACATTTTCAATCGGTGCAATTCTAATGATGACATTAATCGCAGTCATAATAAACAGACCAAATAAATACGACCTAAACAACGATGAAACAGTAGACATCAAAGATTTATTCACGCTAGAAGAATACCTAGAGGAAGAATAAAGCAACACAATTAATAATAGAAAAGAAAAAGAACAAAAGTCGACAAACTATACCAGGGAACAAGAAAAATCCCTGTAATCGCCTAAAAACAAGTAATAAGAAAGGGAAAAGATGTTAAAAATTGAATTAAAATCAGAATTAGAAAATTTTATAGAAGCTGAGAGGCTCGATGAAAAATCAAAAAAGACATTGATAGATTATAAAAATGCCATCAATAAATTAATTAATTTCTTACCTGAAGAATTCGAACTAAATAAAGATATTTTGATACAGTTTAAAGAAAACCTGACTCAATCAGGATTTAAAGTGAAATCAAAAAATAAATACATCGTTATAGTTAATAAATTTCTTAAATATTTGAAATTAGATAACTGTACTTTGAAAAAATTTAAAGAGCAACAAAAAACATCAATAGACGATCCTATCTGGGAGCAAGAACATAAAAGAATGCTACGATGGTCAAAGAAATTAGGAATGCTCGACATGTTCATGATTATAAAAGTATTTGCATATTCAGGAGCGAGAGTCGATGAATTAAAATACTTCACAGTAGAATCACTTGATAGTAATTTTATAAAAGGAGCCTACAACAAAGGCAAAGAAAGAACATTAATAATGACAAATGAACTCAGAAGAGAATTAAAAGCCTATTGTAAAGCAAATAAAATAAAAACAGGGTTTATATTTAGAAGCCCAGTAAAAGAAAACCAAATGCTAAATAACAGCACAATATGGCGAAGACTAAAGAAGATAGCTCGTAAAGCAAAAATAAACCCAGAAAAAATCCATCCACATTCATGGCGTCATTTATTCGCTAAGAAATGCAAAGAAAGTGGAATAGATCTAGATGAACTAAAAGACATACTAGGACATAACGATATTAAAACAACAGCCATCTATACGATGACATCAAATAAAGAGAAAAAAAATAAATTAGAGAAAATAAAATACTAAAAAATTAATACCAAAAATTCAAAAAAGTATAGTAAGCAAAAAAACATTGATAAAGCCCTAAAAATAAAGGGAAAAGAAGACATTAAATAGGTGCAATATAATATTATGGTTATCTTGCTCACAAAAAGAAAGCTAAGAGGTTGAAAAATGAAACTAAAGAAAAAGGAATTCATAAGAACGAAAGATGGTTACATAGGAAAAATAATTGCAATAAGCTATATAACTAACTTTGTTTTTTTTGAAAGAAATAACAAAATAATAACTACAAGTATTGATGAAATAGTAGATCAACAATCAACACCTCAGGACTTAATAAGAATTGGAGATTACATAAATGGATACAAAGTAAATGATATGGACGAAGAATTTATTTATTCAAGTAATCCAGAAAACAACAATCAACCTTTTACTTTTAAAAAAGAAGCCATAAAGACAATCCTAACCAAAGAGTTATATGATAAAAACATACTATACATTTATGAATAAAAGAAAAATAGAAAGGAAGCACCCAAAAAGAACAAATGAGAACCTATGCCGAAATAAACCGAGAGAATCAACAACTAAGAGAGAACCTACAATTAACAGAAACAATGCTAGAAACTGAAAGAGAAAACCGAAAGGTGCTAGAAGAGAAGAACTCACAGCTAATAGAATTTATAGATCATTCATTAAATAATCCATTTGCAGATGAAAAAGAAATATTATTATTAGTAAAAAGAAAAATCGAGGGAAAACCAGAGCAAGAAACAGGAGTAGATCATGAAGAAAAAAGAGATAAGTAATCAAGATAAAGCAATAGATCATATCATAGAACAACTAAAAAAAATAAAAGAGGCAGGAAATGTATCAATAACATTAGAAAATGGTATCGAAGAAGCCTACCAAACAGGAATAGATGAAATGATGGTACAAAGAAATTTAACAATCAAAATAATTTATTCAAAATTAGAAAAAATGGATGAAGCTACGTATGAACTTTTTAAATGAGTCAAAGAAAAAAATAACAAACAACGAAATATTAAAATTTAAAAAAGGAGAATAAATATGACAGCTGAAATAAAAGAAACATTAGAAGATATTAAAAGGCATTTAGATTATGTAGAGATAACAAAACAACGTTCTATTAGAGATAATGAAATAAAAGTAATGTATGATTACATAACTAATTTACAAAAAGAAAACGAAAAGAATCAAGCAATTATTAAAGGTATAAAAAAATTTATAAAAAAATATTTTTTTAGAAATCTAGCATGTAATCCTGAAGCTGATTATTATACTGGGTGGAATAGTGCTTTAAAAGAAATTGAAAAAACAATAAAAATGTTAGAAAAAAATATAGGCGAAGAAAAAAACGAAGAATAGAAAGGAAAATAACCATGAAAAGACTAGAATTCGAAAAAAAATACCTAAACAAAAAAGTAACCGTAAAATTATTTGATGGAACAACTGAAACGGGAATATTATTCTCAACAAATGAACTAATGGAAAAGACAGGAATTCCTGACATGAAAAATAGATACTTTATAGGAAACGACATAAGAGAACATGGGGTAAGATTTAGAAAGTCTCATATTACATCAATAAAGCTATATACCGACATACTGATGAAACAAATTAATGAATTAAAAAGAAGAACTAGAAAGGGATAATAACCATGTACGAGTTATCAGCCAAGAATAGACAAACTAAGAAATGGGAAACATTGGAAGAGTTCAGCGACAGCTGTCAATTTGATTTCATGATAGATAAAGTGGATCCATCCATTTATTATGAAGCCATGATAATAGAAAAAACACATCCAATGCCAACGTTAATGAGATACTGGGAATACAGAAGCTATGAACCAGCAATAAAGAACCCAGGAAAACTAAAAAAAAATAACTTTCCCAGAAATCCTCAAAAAAGAGGATAGAATGATAGTATAGAAGAATCGGAACAACCAAAACGGCTGTTCTTTTTCTTTTATGAGGGAGAAAAAGGGAACTGGTCGGTATTAATTAAGAAAAAGCAGTGCGAGGGTTACAAAAGCCGAAAGAAAAAAGAAAGGAAAATAAGAAATGAAAGTAAGAGCATTAAACACATATAGTGATTTAAAAATTGAAGACAATGAACTAGGAAGAATCCCAGAAGAGGGAGAAGAATTCGAAATAACTGAAGAAAGAGCTGACGTATTACTAGGAAACAATGACTACGGTGTAGCATTCGTAGAGGTAGTAAAGTCAGAAGACAAAGAAGATAAAAAAGGTAAGGGAAAAGGTAAAGATAAAACTCCCAATGAAGCTGATGATGATAATAAAGAAGCTACTGAAAAAGAAAAATCAGTAGAAGATAAAGAATCAGAAGAACAATCAACTGCAAAAGCTGACGCTGAAGCTGAAGACAAAAAAGAAGAAGAATAGAACAATGCTAAAGACCTGCAAATACTGTGGGATAGTTCCAGAGAATCACGTATGTCCACATAAGAAGCCAAGAACCACATACCTAAGGAACGGAGAAGCTGGCGACTTTAGAAAGACATACAAATGGACTAAGAAGAGTGAAGAGATAAGAGAAAGAGATAAATACCTATGTCAGGTATGCATAAGAAACTTATACAACACCACGAACGTAATAAACTACAGGAAGCTAGAGGTACATCACATCGTACCAATCAATGAGGACTACAATAAACGATTAGATGATGAGAACTTAATAACTTTATGTAGCATGCACCACAAGATGGCTGATGCAGGAGAAATACCAAGAGAGGAACTGCTAGGAATGACATCCCCCCAGGGTACAGAAGCCGATGGAAGCGTGCCGACCTAGACCACACCTCGCATATCAATACACGATAACGAAAAATTTACTATGTATTTTTTGGAAAGGAACGATAACAAATGCGAAGATACGAAATGGTAGCGATTAAAGATTTAAAACCATATGAAAGCAATGCCAGAACACACAGCCCAGAGCAAATTGATAAGATTTGTCGAAGCATTCAAGAATTCGGTTTCATTAATCCAGTGCTAGTAGATAGCGAGCTAGGAATAATTGCAGGACACGGAAGAGTCGAGGGAGCAAAAAAACTAGGAATGAGTGAAGTTCCATGTTTATTCGTTGAAGACTTAACCGAAGCACAAAAGAAAGCCTACATAATCGCTGATAACAAACTAACAGAAGATGGTGGCTGGGATGATGAAATCCTAAAGAGCGAAATAATGGCGTTAACTAATATGGACTTTGACATTTCGCTAACAGGTTTCGAGTTGGATGATTTCAACTTTGATGAACAAGAAATAGAGTTCCAGGAAGATGAATACGATGTCGAAGAAAACATACCAGAAGAGCCAAAGACTAAACCTGGCGACATTTATCAGCTAGGAAGACACAAACTAATCTGTGGCGATAGCACAAACGCAAAACAAGTAGATGCCCTAACGGGGGGG